GTCATTCACTTAATTACCCTCAACACACACAAGTTTGAACATACCTCGTAGGACTTCTCCTTCACATTCAATGTACACATTTATACTGTGATAGGAACTAGCAAGGCAAATGATGAGAACTACGAGATAGAAGATCACTCGAAGTTTTGACATAGACTTAAAGTGGCTTAATTTCACGCTGCTTCCCCCTTCAATACACTTTCAAGATAGACGATTCGCTCAATGTCATCGCGGCTTCGTTCGTGACTTTGGGCGTTGCAGTAAGCTTCATTGCTGATGAGGTTTGAGTGAGTACCGTCTTCCATAATCCAGCGGTAGAAGCCATCTGAAATATAAATACCAGTCCAGCCTTCAGGCCCATTAGCTAAGATCTCTTGGTTAGTCATTGATTAGCTCCTTTGAATTCTTGTCATTTCGCCACACTTTTCACACTTGCAACGATTTTTGTTTATGGCTTTTTCTGCTTGCTTATTAAGGAATTCAAGCCTGTCAGCCGCTCGATTTTCTCTACCGCAAAGTTGCTCTAAAACCCACATTGGATTAAGTTTTTCGCCACATATACCGCACTCAACAACACTTAATCTTGGGTCAACTATGTATCTGTTATGGCGGCATTTGAAGCTTTGATGGCGAACTAAAACAGACTCACTCACGCCGCATCCTCCAACTGGTTATTTTCCCACGTAGATAGATATTCAAACGCACCTAGCTTGGTGTAAATCTTATCTAGTGTTTCAATTTCTAAATCTACTTTGTCACCGATGGCGGGAACGGCTACCCATGCCAGCGTAATAACGTGTAGGTTATTCTGCTTTGCTAAAAACGCTTTGTGGTGCGTGTTTAGAAAGTCGTTAAGTCTTGGGTCAGACTGGCGATAAGCTGACTCACAATGAACCGTTTCGCTAACGATGTACTCTTTGCCGTTTTGGTCACGACATACTACTGAGCACTCGAAATACCATTTCCACGGAAGGCCAGCGATAAGTTCAGCGACTTGCTGAGAAACCTTAACTTCATTGCACGATTTGTAATTCATTACCGTGCAATACTTTGCTTCGCCTAGCACCATAGCTATACAAAGGTTTTTAAGCGCAGTACGGGCAATCATCTGCTTGCGCTTGATTGGGGTGTTTGCTTTGCGTTTAGTCATTGGATTTCCCCACTAGCGGCACCGTCATCGGTGCAAAATTCGATTTGCTGATGATTTCATTACAGATAAAAAGCTTTTGCTTTAGCGCTTCGTTCTCAACTGCAAGGTCGTTGTGGTTGTCTTGTAACCACTCCGCTATTGCTTGTCTAGCCGCAGCTATCTCGTCTTTGTTGTAGCCGCTCAATACTGTCAAATCACCGGTATAACTACCTGATGACTTATAGCCAGCGCTTTTTAGCTTATTTACCAAGCTATCGACCATTTGACTAAACATCACTCTTGCTCCTTGCGTAGCTTCTTCACCACTTCTAATGCCTTTAATGCTTGGCTTTTTTGACGCTTGTAATTAGCCTCCATCGCATCTAAGTGAGAAGTAAAAAACTTTTTAGAGAATTCTTCTTGAGGAGTCATATCAAAGATATGCTTTATTGCTGAACAAGTAACCTTAAAGCAACATAAGTACCAATACCCACTTCTATACGTTACAACCTCGTATCCTTTGAGGTCTTCAATAGAGTAATAAATCTCACCTTCTTTCAGATTAAGCATAATCCCATAACCTCATCCAAGTCTGATAGTCGGCTTCAGTAAGATGTTCCTCTCGCTCGGCTTTCTGGCGCTCATGTTGAGCTAAATCGCTCTTATGCTCAGAGCAAGCGAACTTATCGGCAAAACCATTTTCACGATAAACAGCTCTAGTCGTTTTAGGTGCACAGAACGAACACCACGGGCCTAGCTGTTTAGCTTTTAGTTTTTTCATGATCTTGTTCCTTGCGTAGTTGTTCTTCCAGAAACTTTATATGCTCTAAAACCCAGCTGGTGCTACCAAAAGCACACTTCTTCGCTGTCTCTAGTTGTTTCTCTATGGCGAATTTGTTTAGCTCATCATTGAACATGACCTTCACGTTTTCGAAGGTTAGTTCTGGTGATTCATTAAAAATCTTTTCAACTCGCTCAAGTAGCGCAACACGCTCATTAGCCTTTGCTAGTTGCTTTGTTAGTGAGTCAACAACATCACGCTGACTTACCGATGCTGTGTTTTTTACTGTTACACCGTTACCCATTTGATTGATCCTTGCTTAGTTGCTTGAATGTCCTTATGGCATCCTGAATTTCATATGGCTGCTCATACAGAGCTATAGCAAATCCTGAATCATCTCTTTTTGCAGCAAAATCAAATAAGACATCAATGCATTCTGCTTGTATCTTATCAATAGCTTTTTTGTGATTTATGTTGCTTTCGTACAAAGCATCTGCGCAATTTGCCAGTGCCTTTTCAAGGCCATCAACACGCTCATTAGCCTTTGCTAGTTGTTCGTGAAGCTTTTGATTTGCTCGATGTATTTCAGGCAAAGAAATTTCTTTCATTTGCTCAACGCAAATCAATTCCTGCAATCCTTGCGGGTTTTCTAGGCGTTCCGTTAATATCTCAATTTCCAGAGCGGCAGATTGGAACAAATCACCCAAGGCATTAGCACCTTGCTTTCTGTGGAGCCTAGCTTGTACGCGAAGCATGTCTTGTAATTCACTCACGCCACTCTCCCCATTTGTGCTTGACCTTGAATAGTGTCGATTAATGCCGATGCGCGACCTTTTGAAAGCCCTGTTTTCTGGCGCACCGTTTCAATACTTTCACCCGCTTCTAGTAGATTCTGAACACGTGCTACCACAGTGGCATGAATGCGTATTGGCTTGTTGTTTATTATGATTGTAGTCATGGGTTTCCCTTTAGCCCCCGAAGGGGTGTAATATTCTTTACCTTTTAGTAAGAAAAGTTACAGAGGTGGCCTAAGCCGCCTCTATCGCATAATTGTTTTTAGAACAGGAAACTCTTCACCTTGCTCAATAACTAGCTTCATGCCTTTATGCTTGTATTTGCCGTTATGAACGTTGTTTGCTTCTAGCGATTCTTTGGTCATGCGTTGAAGCCAAGAGTAAATTCCCTCATTCTCATTCTTGGTTTCATGCCATATCTTTCTAACCCGAATGGACGCGTTATCAATTGCATGGCCTGATAGCTCAACTTCTGGCATGGTATCGCCACGGCGTTCAAATTCTGCCTTGGCGATATCAGCTTGTGGTGCGTTTTCATTAACCATCCATTTAAAGTAACTTACCGGCAGGCGAGTGAACAACTCGCCCTTATGCTTGCCAAACTGAATGCGCTGGCCGTGAGTGTTAATTGCCATTTCTGATACCTCTTAGCTCAGACTCGATGTTCGTAATGTTCTGATTTATCGCCTGAAGGTTGTTGCAAAACGTATTCTCGTAACCCTCTTCTACGTTAAATTCACTTTCATAGTCGTTCACAACGTAGAAACGCACTCCTTTTTTGTCGATATGGACCGAAGTAATAATGTCTGCGTTAATAAAATGACCTTTGCCATATTCGATTAAAAACATCACGCCACCTTCTTCAAGTTGTTAGCCTTAACCGATTCAACGAACTGGCGTAGGTCATTTGCGTAAGTCTTGTTGGCTTCTTCAACTAGCTTGGCTAGCTGATCCATAGCGTTAAGCTCCATTACTGAGTATTGGCGCGTTGGTGCTTGTTCTTGTCGAACCACGCTAGGCGCTGGCTTCGTTTGCGGTTCTGGCTGAACTTCTTCTTTTGGCTCATTGGTGGTTGCTTCCTGTGCTAACTGGTTTGTTGCTGCCATGTACTGCTTGTTGCTTTCTGACTCAGCATCAAAACGGGCTTTCTCTTCCGCATCACGCTTGGCTTGCTCTTCTGCTCGCGCTTTCGCTTCAGCTTCACGTTGCAGCTTCGCTTGCTCTTCTTGACGAATGCGTTCACGTTCTGCATCTTCTTTGGCTTTTTGTTCAGCCTGGTAAGTTGCAATGCGAGCCGTTACCAACGTCTTGAAATCCTCAGTTGCTTTGAAAGCAATTTGGGCCCAGTCGTTAAAGAGGAAATCGAACTCGCGGTTATCGGCAATAACAAGCATGTTGGCTTGTGCTACTTCAACGAACTCATTGATTTGAATTTTTGCTTTTGCGACTTCGGTGTCAGCCGCGTCTTGAAGTGACTCAATAGTGCGCTTGCCTTTCATGGCCGTGAAAGGGTCAAAGTCTATGTTGGGCAGTTTGGCGTTAACTTTTGCCATCGCCTCGTTAAGCGCCTTTGAAGCTTCTTGATTAGCCTTGTTAAGAATCTCTTCGCGCAATTCTTCTTTACGCGCTTTGATTTGCTTACCTTCAGCTAGTCGCGCTTGGCGAATCTGTTCAGAGATAAAGCGCATGTCTTTTACAAAGTTATCGATTGAATCAATCTCGCCCATAACGCGATCACATGCGTTTTTAATGTCCTTCTCTGCTTTGGTGAAAACCTTTTGACGCGCTTCTGCATCGGCAAAGTCTTGATCTGATTCAAGAGGCTTTTCAGATAGCGCCACAAGGTCAGTTGCTGCTTGCTTGTACGCTTCTAGGTTTGACTCTAGTGCTAAGCCATTCATTTTGTAGTTGATGGATGGCAGTTCGCGTACTGGACCAGAGGTAACGGTTTTCTCAACTTTTGCCTGGGGCTCATGGTTTTCTAAGTCAATGGCGAATTGCTTCCAGCCTTTAATAAGCGCTTCGCG